ACTTTCAAGTTATAATGGTAACTGCTGTAGACAGTGAAAAGAATTTTTATATATTAGATTATTATCACGAGCATCTTCCTTTGTATGAAATGCCTCAAAAAATATTTGAATACGCTAAAATGTATTCTCCAGTAAGAAGAGTAAATGTAGAACACGTTGGTGCTCAAGGTATTATAAAAGACTCTGTTAATAAGATGGGTGGATTTGATAGAAAGATGGCACCAGGTATTGCAAGAGGAGTTAGACCTCCTAATGGAATAAAAAAAGAAGATAGATTGGAATCTGCATTATGTCCTATTGTTAACAGAGGAAAGTTATTTCACAGAAAGATACATCAAGAAATTGTTGATGAAATGTTTCATTTTCCAAAGGGAAAGAATGATGACCTACTTGATGGTCTTTGGTATTCTGTAGTCAATGCTAGATCTCCTCTTAGTAAAAGCTTTTCTTCTGATAAATTTGATGTTGAAAAGTCAGATAGACGTAAAAAATCAAAGAAATCTCTTGTTAGAAGCTGGATTACTGGACAAAGAACCTAAAAATACTTGACAAATAGCACACTTTGTGTTATATTATATATATAGATACCAAGGAGTCGAAATATTAACTACGTAGAAACTTTTGCCGAGCATGAAGATGCTCAGGCTAACCGAGACTTATGGAGAAGATGGAGAGATGCTAGGTCTAACTGGGAAGTAGAATCTAGAGATGCTATAGATTTTGTTCTAGGCAATCACTATTCTACTGAAGAATCAGAAATGCTTCAATCAGTTGGGCAAGGTGATTTTATTATAGACAGAGTTTATGCTGCTGTAGATAAGCTTAAGTCTTTATTAACTTCTAGGAATCCAAAATTCTCTGCTGTTGCTAGAGAGGATTCCGATTATAAACTAGCAAACGTATGGCGTACCATACTAGAGTACGTTTGGGATATCTCCGATTGTAACACACATTTTAAACAAGTAGTGCATGATTACTCTGTTGCAGGCATAGGTTATTTCTATGTTTATGTTGACCCAGAATCAGACTATGGAAGAGGTGATGTTAAAATTACAGGAGTCAATCCTTTTCGTGTTTATGTAGACCCAGCCTCGAGAGATAGATATAGCGCAGATGCTTCTTCTATTATGCTTTCTACTATTCTTACCAAAGAGCAACTCCTTGGATTATACCCACAACTTGAAGAAATAATAGATAGTATAGATAGTTCAACAGATGAAGAAGATTATCCTGCCTCCAAAAAGAAAAATTCCTCTTCTTCTTTTACGCCTGACATTGTTAAAGATTATGATCGCGGTGGTTACGAAAAATTCAGAATCTTGGAGAGGTTTGAAAAAATTAAAGTTCCTTATTACAGATTATTTAATAAGGAAACTCAAGAAGAAAAAATAGTAGATTTAGAATCATTTCAAAAAATTCTATCTGAAAACTCTCATTTGATAGAATCGGGACTGGTAGAAGCAGTAGAAGTCCTACAGACACGTATACGACACGTCGCGACTGTAGGGCAAATTTTACTATACGAGCAAGTTCTCAACACTGATATATATCCTATTGTACCAGTCCCAAATATTTGGACTAACACTCCATATCCTAAATCAGATGTTACTAAAGTAAAAGATTCACAAAGATTAATTAATAAATTATTTTCACTTACATTAAGCCATGCTCAAGCTTCAGCTGGTTTAAAATTGTTAGTTCCAGAAGGTAGTGTAGATGATATAGGTCAGTTAGAAAGAGACTGGGCTAATCCAAATGCGGTTATTGAATATAATCCAGAGTTTGGTGAACCACACTATCCAGCTCCTCAACCATTAGCTTCAGAGTTTTATGGCTTAATTGCTAGAGTGGAACATTATATAGATTTAAATTTTGGCATATCAGAATTAATGCAAGGATTTAGACAAGGAACTCCAGATACGGCTAGAGGGACGTATATGCTTCAAGAGATGGGAGAGACTAGAGGACGTTCCAAACTTAAAGATATAGAGGGAAGCCTAGATGTTCTTGGAAAAGTAGTATATAACTTTTGCAAAGGACACTATGGATTTAAAAAGACTTTTAGAGTCGTGCAACCGAACAATGACTTAACAGAATTTACCATCAACAATAGAATGTATGATGATAAAACTAATGAGTTAATGTCTATTGAGAATGATATTTCTCTTGGTCAGCACGATATTCGGATAATATCAGGTTCAACGCTACCATCTAATAAGATGGCTGAGTACAATATGTATTTAGATGCTTATAAGTTGGGCTTGGTAGATGATGTCGAGGTTTTAAAGAAAACAGAAATCTACGACAAAGAAGGTGTCTTGCAACGGAAAGGTGCTATGAGTCAGATGCAAGGTTACATACAACAACTTGAAGAACAGGTTAAGAAACTAAGTGGTGATTTGCAAACGTCAGAACGTGAAGCAGTAAATGCTAGAAAGCAAACTATTACTCAGAAATTTAAGACTGGATTAGATTCCGTTCTTAGTGATATAAAAGATAAAGAAAGAAAAAATCTGAACAAGTTAGAAAATGTAATTGATAAAGCTGATTTGCAGGCTAAGTATGGTCAAAAGCAAGGACAAGGCATACAGGGTGCCGAAGAAGGCGTTTAAGGTTAACAATCAGAGTCAAGCTTTACCTAAGGGATATCTATTGGTATCGCCCATTTTAGGAGTAAAGAGATTCGGAAAGGAAGAATGGAAGACCAGAAAACAGAACAAGTAGGAAAGACTTATGAAGATAAGTTAGTTGAAGATCGTCAGGGTATTGATATATCAATGCCAGACGTTGAGGTAGTTAGCAAAGAAGTCTCAGTTGATGAAAATATGGAAGCTGAGGGTGAAGGTGTTGTAAGAACACCTAGTGTTATTACCGATGAAGGTAATGAAGAGCAAATAGATTATGGTACTGATTGGGAAAATGAAACTAAAAAATTCCAATCTATGTATGATAAACAAAAAGCTGAATACGATTCTTTGCAATCTCAAGTTCAACAAATGGAACCTTTAAAACAATTGCAAAATGTTTTAGAATCTAGACCTGATGTAGTTGAAGCTATACAGGAAAGATTACAGGGAAAACCTACTACTAGCAATGAGACGATTCAACCTGATAATCAAGTTGATGAATCCTCATTTGACCCGTGGGAAGCCTATTACAAACCCGACTCTCCTTCGTATAAACTACGAGTAGAGAAGGAAAAGGCTTTGGTTAACGAAGCAGTCACCGAACAGATGGCTGGTATCCAAAGTCAGGTTGCTATGCAAAATTTAAAAGGCGAGTTAAAGTCTAAGTATGGTATGGAAGATGATAGTGAAATTGAAGAATTTATTAACTTTGCAATGACTCCAAGAGATCAATTGCCAGTTGAATTATTACTCAATGTTTACAGACAGCATTACAATAAAGGTGTAAATGCTCCATCATCTGAAAATATACAAGCTGTGGCTAATACTCAAGCTATGCCAAAATCAGCTGGTGTTTTACAAGGCGGTGAGCCTAGTGTAAAAAGCGAAGTTGATGTTTCTTGGGATAGGATTTTAAAGGCTGGCAACGCAGGAAGATTACTTTAAAATAAAATAAATAACGGAGGTTATTAAAAATGGCTATTACACAGGGAACAAAACTCTCTAGTAATATTACGGCTGCTGCTACTAGCGCAGGTGTAGGTCAAGCTCCTGATAGAAGGCGGTTATACGATTTTAGTGATCGAGTTGCTGAATTGGCTCCAGAAGAATCACCATTCTTCGTATACTTGTCTCAGGTTGCAAAAAGCCCTACAGATGATTCTGTATTTCGTTTCTTAGAAAATCGTTCTAAGATTGATTGGACTAGTCGTAATTTTTTACTTGCCGCTGCTGTTAATGGTGGTAGTGCTGTATCAGCTGGAAGCTCTTATGCATTCAGTGTTGACACTACTGGCGGAGCATCAGTTGATTGGCTAATAAAAGGAATGGTCTTTGCAGTAAGTACAGTTGATAGCACAGCTGGTTATGCTCAAACATTAGTTAGAGTAGATAGCGCAGTTACTGATGCTGGTTCAACTAGTTCATTTACTGGTAAGATTATTGACGTATCAAACGCAAATGTTAGTGGATATAACGTACTTGCAGATAATGACGCTGCACAAGTTGTTGGAACTGCATTCGCTGAAGGTTCTGCTTCACCAGATACTTTCTCAAGTGAAATTGAAGATGATTATGGTTATACACAAATCTTTAAGACAGCTTGTGAATTATCTAATACAGCAATCGCAACTAGATATCGCGGTTATGCAAATGAATTCGAAAGAATTTGGGCAACCAAACTTCGTGAGCATAAAGTAGATATTGAGCGCGCAATGTTGTTTGGACAAAAAGCAAGAACTGGTGGCATTCAATATACTGAAGGTATTGTTGGACATATTGTAAAAAATGCTAATCCAACTACTGATGACAGTGCTTTTTCATATACAAGTGGAGCACCTTACTATCGTAGTGTTGCTCAAGCAGAGCTTACTTATGACAGATTGCTTGCTGACTTAGAGGTTATCTTTGACCCAGCAAGAGGAGGTTCAGCTGACAGGTTAGTATTGGCTTCATTGCCAGTAATTACTTTCTTTAACAAGCTAGGTGATGGTGCATTTATGGATGCTTCTATTGGCGGTATTAGTAATGGAATTAATCGTTACAACTTTGAAGAAAGACAAGGTCAGTTCGGTCATAAAATTATGACTATTGACACTATCCATGGAACTATGCATTTAGTTAAAGAACCATTATTCAGAGGAATTTCTTCTGGTATGATGCTTATGGCTGATATGAGCAAATGCTCTTATCGTCCATTAGTTGGAAATGGTTTAAATCGTGATACTCATATTATTACTAACGTACAAAACTCTGATGAGGATTTACGTAAAGATATGATTATTACTGAAGCTGGTCTTGAAATATCATTACCAGAATCACACGCACTTTATAACGTAGAAGGCATATAAGGAGGTAAACTATGAAGACTGATAAAATTAATCCTAATAGTGGTAAATACCGTGAAGCCTTACAAGAAGGCTTTGTTGGAACTTATTTTGGTTTGAGTGTTGAAGCTCCAACTGTAAGTTCTAATGCTTGTACGCTTGTTGCTAATGCAATTAATTCTCCTACATATACTGGGGCAGCTGCTGTTACAGCTACTTTACCAGCAGCGGAAGCTGGTACAGTAGTAGTGTTCAACTTTAAGGATGATCCTAGAGGTGGAACCGCTGTATTGACATTTAACTGCGCTGGAAGTGATGTTTGGGAAACTGGTTGCGTTATGCCAACCACCTCAAGTAATTTAATTACTTATGATGCATCTGTGGCTGATGAAACTAACTTGGTTTTTACACCAACTAACGACTCTGTAAATATTTACTCACATGGTTCTACCATTGATTTTATTTGCGAAGAAGATGGTAAATGGTATGTAAACGCTGGTAAGTGGAATCCAGATGCAGCAGTTACAAATGGTGCTGCTACAGGAACGATGTTATTTGCATCTTAATCCGAATAAATAAGGATTGACAGACTTGGATTCTGTGGGGCTATTCAAAAAAAGTTTAGCCCCGAATATCCTAAAAATTTTAAAATAAGGAAAAATTAATGGCTGATTATAATTCATCTAATACAGATGTTAAAGTATTTATTCATGACCCAAAACCTGGCTCTAAATCAAATTCTGCTGGTCATATAGCAAAAGATGTTTACGATTACATAACTGGTTTAGACTCAACTAATAATCAAATTATTTCTGTTTCTCATTCTCCATTAAGAGGAGAGAGAGTCATGACGATGATTGTATCAGGTTCTTAATGCCTAAATGTCAACATTGTGATAAAGCTAATCCAGAAAATTGGTTTTATTGTAGAGGGTGCGGAAAGAGAGCGTCAGCTCCAAAGTTTACAACTAACTCTTGGATGAGAAGTGAGATAGCTAAAAGAACTGATGTAGAATTTGGTAGTACCAATTTAGAAAGTAGTGTGGATAAAATGAGAAATCAAAGGTGGGGTGTAGATGTCTAAATTTGGTAAAGGTTTAAAAACTGTTTCTAACAAAACTATAGTTGGAGGCAAAAAAGGAGATTCTAGGAATGTACGGCAAAAAGAAAATGGGCAAAATGCCAAAAAAGAAAAAAGCTAGTAAGAAAAAAGCTAGTAAAAAATCTAACAAAAAAATGATATATTAATAAATGGCAACGTTTAGCGCACAAGTAGTAGATTTAGTAGGAGCATTTAGCGATGAGACTGCATTGGATTCTTTTATAACAGAAGGAGCTAATGAAGTTATTAACGCTATGCCTCGCGCTGTTATGGAAAGAGTAGCTGAAGAAACTACTGTTACTGATGGTACAACTACATCCGAAGGTCATAAGATATTACACGTACTTAGAAATGATGGCACGATAGACCAGCCTTGTAGATTGGTTTTAGCTAGTAAAAGAGGAAGAATACAAGATTCTTCTGATATGGAATTTGCTACTACATCAGACCCAGCATATTATATACAAGATGGAAAAATAAATATATTTCCAAATGGAAATGGGTTGATGGCTTCTGTTCCTACATATAGCCAATCTTCTCCATTAGATGCTAGTGGTATTAGTACTATAACAAATTTTCCAGATGAGTATGAGTATTTAGTTACGTTATACGCAGCAGTAAAAGCATTGCAACAAAACATGACAGCTAAACATGGTAATTCAGATATTACTACTGCACTAACAGCTATTAACACAGAGATAGATGAAACACTAGCAATAGCAGATAGTGCTTCTACTGAAATAGGATTAGCTAACGCAGAGATAGATAAAGCAACAGCAGAAGTTGCTCTTGCTAATGCAGAAGTAGACTTAATGAATGCTGAAGTTGACTTGTCAAATGCAGAGTTAGATGAAGCTCTAGTATTAGTTGATTCAGGCATAGATACTGCAACCACAGCTATAAATACAGCTGTTGATAGAGTAAATGCAGCTGTTACATTGTCTAATACGCAATTTGATAGTGCTGTTACTGCAAATACAGCAGAAGATATTGAGTTAGCATCTTCTCATGTAAACGCTGGTAATGGTTTTTTAAGTGAAGCTCAAGGAAGTTTAGGTGAGGCGCAAGGTTATGTTAATGAAGTTTCAGCTAGGGTAAATCAAGTACAGTCTCAGGTTTCTGTTGCTCAAGGATTTCTTGGAACAGCAAGCGGTTATGGTAGTGTAGCTCAAGGATACTTAGGAACTGCTACTGGATATATAAACACAGCTCAAGGTTTTATAGCTACAGCAAATGCATATTTAGCTCAGATACAGGCAAAGCTTAATATATCTCAAGCATATGCAAATGAAGCACAGTCTAGATTAGCAGTAGATACTACAGAATATAATTGGTATCAGACTCAACAAGCAAAATTACAAGCTGATTACGATAAAGGTATTCAGATAATGAGAGGTGCATAGTGGCTAAAACTCTAGTAACATTAAATACATCTCCAACTCCTACATTGGTAACTCTTAATACTTCTCCGTCTTGGACTGGTGTTACTTTAAACACATCTCCTTCTTGGACTGGAGTATCTTTAAATACGTCACCATCCTTTACTGGTCTGTCTTTACCTACGTCTCCTTCTTGGACACTTATAGGAAGCGTAAAAGATATGACTGTAAATAATTGGGAAGATGAGACTAGAACATGGCAACAGATTGGATTGCTAGGAAAGGATTCTGACTAATGGCTGTACATAGTTTAACAGTAAAAAAGATTATATCTAGAGTAAGACAAGCTTTTCCAGAAGCTCCAGAAACTTATATAATGAATTTAATTAATGAAGCATTAGTAGAATTAGGAAAGTATAATACTAAAATTGAATATGCTAAGTTAACTACTGTTGCGGATCAACAGTGGTATACGTTAAGTGATACTAATTCTGGTATAGAGGTGAATAAAGTTTATAGAGTAGATTTTATGGATTCGTCTGGAGACTATGTAAAGATACCTAGATTATTAAATAACGAAGTACAAACAATGGATATAGACTAATGGCTAGTAGTTATAATAACCCAGAAGATTTTATTGCTTGGTTTATAACTGGAAATCATATTGCTGTTGTTACTACAAAAGGTAGCGATAGTGATACTATTCATCAAAGAGAAGGTGATTATAAACCTATAGATGAAGCAGTAACGAATGGTGTATTAATGCATTATTCAGCTGAACCAAATGCGGTATCAGCTATTACAGATACTCCAGATATTGATAATACAATGCACTCTTCTTTAATAGATTATGTTAAGTATAGATTGTATCAAGACAAAGCTGGAACTGTTGCTGACGGAAACGTAGCTGCTGTTTCTATGAATATGGCTAGAACTCATGAGTCAAAGTGGGTAGAAGCTACAAAAAGATTTGGAATGAAGAAAAGGGATAAAACTGGCGGCCCTAGAAGAATAATGCCAGCAGATTTAAGATAGCCCAAGAGGCGGTGGTGGAGGTAAAAGGAGTATAATATGGCTTTTCCAAAATATCAAACTAAAGAACTTTTAAATAAAGTTTTAAACTCAGGTGAGGATGCGTTAAACGTAGACCTTTCTGATTCAGTAACTGTTACTGTTGATAGTGAATTTCCTGCTGCGGCTGCGTTAGCAGATAATTCATCTAATCCAACTACAACATCAGTTGGTTCTCACTTATTAGGATATGATAGTGGTAACACTAATTGGAATAGGGTAGAGGTAGATGATGCAGGTCATTTACAAATAGATGTTTTATCAATTACTGCAGGTGATAATAATATAGGTAATGTAGATATAGCGTCTATAGCTGCTGGCGACAACAATATTGGTAACGTAGATATAGCAAGTGCTTTGCCTGCTGGTTCTAATACAATAGGAGTTGTTGATCTTGGCTCTACTGATAATGCTGTATTAGATGCAATAGCAGCTTCACTTGCTTTATTAGACAACTCAATACAATCAGGAAATGAATTACAAGTAGATATAGTTGGCTCATTACCAGCTGGTAGTGCAGCTATCGGTAAATTAGCAGCAAATAGTGGTGTGGATATTGGAGACGTAGATGTAACAAGTTTACCAGCTTCTACAAATACTATTGAAGTTGTTGGTGATGCAGCTGAAGATGCTGCCGTAGCAGGAAATCCATTATTATCTGGAGGTAGATATGATGCTACACAGAGGACATTGGACGATGGAGATGCTGGAGCTTTAGCAATAGACCCAAGCGGTGCCTTATATACAAGAGAGTATACTGGTCAAGATGGTGCGGTTTATACAACAGCTTCTTCTGATGCAATTAAACCTCCAACTGGAAAAGCTTGGGTAGCTATTCAAATGATAGAAGATAGTACTTTTGATAGTTCTGGTGGATTAGTTGCAGTAACAGCTACTAAATGGTTTAATACAGCAGATGCAGCTGGAGATTTAGGTGCTGGGTCTGAGAGTACTGCTGAAGGTTCTGGTGGTAAACAAATCGATAACTCCGTTACATTTCCTCAAGGAATGACTATTTTTGGTAGATGGAGTGAGATAGATGTTAATAGTGGTTCAATTATAGCCTACATAGGAGATTATTAATGATAGCTTTAGGCAACGCATTACACAATATAGCAATGCAAACAGCTCGTCTTACTAGAGACTTGTGGACATCTATTAATGATACATGGACGAATGAACAGCGAAAATGGGAAGATATAATATGAAAAATTTTAATATGAGGAAAATAGAATGGCAAGTTTAACAGGTTCAACGATTGCATCAAGTTATGAGCAATTATTATCTTTGCCTGACGGCGGATTAAACGGAAATACTTTAGTTGCTATTACCGATGGTGATTCAAGTACCGCTATTGGAATGAAAGTAGCGACAAATAAAATAGAAATAATACCAGGCTCAGATGATGCAAATGCATTTGAAGTATCTCAGGCAGATGGTACAGCTGTATTAACAGTTAATACTAGCACAGTTGGAGCTACTCTTATTGGTACTTTGACAGTTGGAGTAAACGATACTGGACATGATGTAAAATTTTTTGGTGCAACTGCAACAAATGGATATATGCTATGGGATGAATCTACAGACGATTTAATTCTTGGAAGTGCATCAAAAATGGGAATTGGCGAAACTTCACCAGCAGTTGGTCTTGATGTTCATTGGGATAATGAAATTTCTGCTGGATTTGGAAAAGCAACTACTGATACAAATTATATTAGTATAAGAACTCTTGAAGAGGCTGGTAAAATTGCTGGAGTAGCTTTTATGGTTGGAGATACAACTCAAACTGGAGTTTCATCTACTTTTCAACTTGCAGGAGTCGCTGGAAAAGTAATAAATGCTAATGATAGTGCTGCTTTGCAAGGCGAATTAGGTTTTTATACAAATAGTGGTAATAGTATTGCCCAAAAAATGGTGTTAGATAAAGATGGAAAATTGGGGATTGGAGAAACATCACCTACTGACCCACTTCACGTTAAAACTACTGCTGTAGAAACAAGAATTAGTTTAGAATCTTCAACAGGTAAATGGGCGATTGGTGCAGAAGATAATGATAAGTTTGGAATATTAAATTACGGAACAAGCACTCCTTTTATTATTGATTCATCAGGACAAGTTGGAATTGGTACTGCTTCTCCTGCGGCAAAGCTTTTTATAGACCAAGATTCTAATACTACAGCTTTTAAAATAGATGGAGAAAATACAACAACTAATGTTTTTACTATTGAAGCTGATGCCTTAACAACAGGTGCAGGAGCATACGTTTATTCTGATTCAGATTCAACAGGCACAAGGAATCTTCTTGAAGTTCAAAATGACCACGCTTCAGCGTCAGGAACAATAGCATTGAAGATTAAGCAAGATGCACAAAATTGGGCTGCTAAATTTGTAAACGGGAATACAACAAATAGTTATGGTACGCTTATACAGGCAGGTAATGATACTGCTGACGCTGCTCTTCAAGTAGTTGACAAGGATTCTTCGAATACTTTGATGCTTGTTGATGGTAGCGGTGCGGTGCGTATGTCAAAACAACCAGCATTTATGGTTCATCCATCTTCAGGACAAGCAAATATAGCTACAGGCACAACAACGGTTGTTTTTGGGTCAGAGCGTTTTGACCAAGGTGGAAACTATGCTCCAAATACTTTTACAGCACCAGTAACAGGAAAATATCAATTTAATTTAATAATGAGAACAGATAACACAGACTCAGCAGCAAACTATGTAGCATCAGCTTTAGTGACATCAAATAACACTTACTCTAATTTGGGAATATGGGACCCAGGACCAGGTAGCGGTGATTGGAATTATAACCGACTTTCTTGGTCACTTTTGGTTGATATGGATGCAGGTGATACTGCTCATGTAACAATACTTATAAGTGCTGGAGCTTCTCAATTAGATATTGATACTGATTCATTTTGGAGCGGATTTTTAGCTTGTTAAGTGAAATAACTAATTTGAAATAAAATAAAACAAGGATATAAAATGGATATAGCAAAAAGAACACTTACGGCATTTGAGGAATCAGTTTTAAAAAATGATTTACTTGATGTACAAGATTGGGTAACTAAAGCTATTGATGGCAAAGTAAACAGTTGCAAAAAGCGAATGATTGCAGAATGGACACCAAAGCTCAATGCAGATGAGTCAGTAGAATCTATTCCAGCAAACGAAGAAAAGCTTATTGAAGTAATTGTAGCACGAGATGACTATAAGAATCGTG